TAAATATAACTGATCCACCACCAGAGTTACCAGCACCTGTTACTGTATAGTGAGTTGTAATAGTTTTAGTTGTTTCAGTTCCTGTAGATGAACGAATGATTACTTGAATATCTGAGTCTGCGAATATCTTGAATGTATATGTAAATGTAGTTGTTGTACTATCACCACTATAACTATTCTTAACTGTAGTTGAGGATATTGTCATAAAGTTCCTTTATTATATTTTATTGTTCATGTCTATAGGGGTTTTAAAAAATAAGTTTGACCACGATTCTCTTCATGTTTTGATTTCATTCTTTCAAAAAAACCTGGATCTAAAAATTCTTTAATATTATAACCAATAAGATAATCATAACCCCACCTTGTGTACCACATATTTATTATTGGTGCATTACCTTCTACTAACTCAAGTAATTTTTTACCCATTTTTTCTGGTTCTTTTGGATTAAAAATTAAATCAAGAATTTTTGATGCGTCAGAAGCTGTTGGTCCAGCAAGAGTTTCAAAGAAATTACTTCCATATTGATTTTGTATTTGACCAAGTATAAAATCTCCATAAATACTTAAACTACCACTTTGTGCTATAGCTTCTAAAATAGTTGATCCTTTAGAAGGATCTCTTGGAGATCTTCCTCTCAACATATCCTTTATTGACATAGCTATATATCCAGAGATTGTACCTGCAACTAGTAAAGCTGACAATCCTGCTACTTCAGCATATTTAGTATCGTCTGGACCATATCCTTTTAATTCTCTTTGAATAATATTTTTCCAAATAGTAACACCAAATGATTTAAACTGTCCAATAAACCTTATACCTTCCCCAGCTGCCGTTCCTTTTTCTAATCCTTGATTCATAAAAGCTCTAACAGCTGCATCTGGTTCTGGTGATGCTTTTATTGATTGATCTATTAAAACATTTCTCCATGTAATTTCCAAATCTCTTTTAAAATTTCTTATTTCTCTTTCACTAATATTTTTTCCAACATATTTTTTTATAACTTCATCAGATAATTCATTTACACCTTCTGCTGTTAAATATCTTTTACTTTCAACATCTAATGTTTTTATTGATCTTAATAAATTCCATTTACCATCATCAATGCCATAAAGTTTTAAAAGATTTCTTTCTCTAACATTTAAAGATCCAAATGCTGTATCTGCTAGCATTCCATAATGACGAGATAATCCAAGAGCCATTGAAGATTTTAAATTAGAAACCCATCTATTTAAACCAATCCATTTAAAAAAAGAATTTTCAATTTTACCAAATTTTCCAAATGAATCAGTTTGAGAATATGCATTTGTACTAGTATTTATTAAACTGTTATTTGTAATACCAATTACTTCCATTGCCTGTTTATCTTGTGTTTTAAATAAAGCATTTAAAGATTCATAAACTCCTGTTAATAAACCTCTTCCTTGAAAATTTGTGGCACTCATATAAAAAGCTAAATCTGAAATAGAAGAAATTGGAGTAAATCCAAGTTTTCCAATTCTTTGAAAACCTCTTATAACCATTCCAATTTTTGCTGCAGTTTGACTTCCTATTAAATTTACACTTCCATCTAATTCAGCAAGTTGATTTCTAAAATTTGAAACATTTAAATCTCTTATGTATTGTGGATTTGTATCTTTGTATTTTTTTCTTAATAAAGATAATAATTTTTCTAATCCATTTTCAGGGTTAGTTCCTAAAAATTCAATTAAAGGAATATGTCTAGCAGAATTTTCTAAAACAGATAAAACACTTTCTTTTAAAGAAGGTTCTCCAAACGTAATGTCATACTCATGTCTAGCAACTGCATCTTTAAAGTGTAATACTCTTGATGCATTTAAACGATTGGCTACATTTTTAGTTCCATAAATACTAATTGCTCCACCATGTTTAAGATGATCTCCAGATAAAAGTGAATTATATACATCACTTAATATTTCATTAATTTTTACTGAATCTGTTATTCCAGGAAATGTTCTTTTTATATCAAGTCTTTCTCTAATATATTCTACCCAAGCATTTCTATTTTCTTCAACAAGTCTAGATTTCTTACTTGCGTTAGCCATTTTTTCTGGATTGTGAACTGTTCTTGTTATCCAATCATTTAACTTTTGAATATTAGCTCCAAGATCATTTAATGTTAATCTTAATTCTTCCTGTGAATTCTTTAAAACATTAGCGATTGCTTTAGCTTCTTTAATTCCAGTATTAACGCCAAGCATTTCTTTTTTAATTTCTAAGTCAATTTTTCCTGAACTAAAATCTTCCCAACTATTTTTTGATATGTTTTTAATTGAGTTATATAACTTAGTTCTTTCACGTTCTGATATTGCTTTTTGTCTTGAACCTATTGAATCTCTTGTTATATTTGAAAACTCTTGTATTCCAACTAACATAGCCTCAACACCTTTTACTGGATCAATTTTTCCTCCAGAAGTTTCAATAGCATCTACTATTTTTTGATACCTATCTAAAACACGAATGTTTTGTTCTGCTAAGTTTTTTTTATTTAGAGCTTGTTGGTATTCAAAATTATCGTAAACTTCTTTTTCTAATAATTTTTTAGTTTGCTCTTCTCCATTTCTAAACTTATCTTCATTAATCTTAATTTTAATCTCATCTAAAAATTCATTAATTTTTTCATCAGACAAAGAATTGCCTGATAATCTTTTCATTTCTTGAAAACATTTATCAAAAGTTTTTATGCTAGGTTTTTTAGCCACTGATGCTCCTTATTACACAATTAATTCCAGCGTTAAGAGAATCTTTTATAGTTGGTTTATTATTTAATGTATTATCAATTTCTTTAATTATTCTATCATCTTCTGAAAATCTTTCTAATAAAAATTCATCTTTAATATTTAATTGTTTTTGTTGTAATTTAGTTCTTTGAACTATATTTTCTGCTTCAATAATAAGATCATTAGTTTCTTTTTCTCTTAAAACTATATTTGATTCAGGAGAAAGTGTGTTTGATTGAACAGCAGCAGAATCTACTTTTCTCTGTTCAATAGATAAATCATTCTTTTCTTTCTTAACTTCAAATATCTCTCTTTCTGTTTTTTGTAAATTTCTGATATTTTGTAAATAAATTTTTGCAGAATTATAATCTTCTTTATCAACTGATTGTTTATATAATGTTTTAAATTCATCTATTTGATTTACTATTGTATTTAATTGTTCATCACCAATTTTTGTTTTATTAGTTATAACGTCAGCAGTATCAATAGCTTCTCCTTTTAATATTTTACCAACTGAATATCTTAATAAATCCTGTTGATTTTCAGGAGAGATAGCGGCAAGTCTTTGGTAGATATTTGGTTTGCCAGTTTTTGCTGCAACTATATCTCCAATTTTACCAAATCCAACATGAAGAGTAGAACCCATAATACCACCAAAAGCTACATTGAAAAAAGCATCATATTTATCATAATCAGCTTGTTCTGATCTTGCAACTCCATAAACAATAGGTTCAACACCAGCGTTACCAACAAATCCTTCTACAAATCCTCTTTGTAATCTAGCTACGTTTTTTCCTGATCTTGCAACCATGTTTGCAAATCTAGCTTGACCAACAATAGGAACAAAAGCTGCACCTATATTTATTGGATCTAAAAAATTTGTAGCCATGCTAGCAAGAAAAAAAGTACCATAAGTATTTTGTGGTCCACGAGCTATAATGCTAGATCTTTCTTGTTCAATTTGTTTTCTATTAACTAAATAATTAACAACACCTTCTCTAGTATCTTGTTCAAAGTATAATCCCATACCAGCATATTCTTTATTTAATTCATCTTTGTTTAAATAAACACTACTTTCCATATATGCAGACTCTTGATCTGCTAATCTAAATAAAGAAGATGTTGGATTAAAATCCCAAGAACTAGCTATGTTTGCTTTTTGAGCTTCAAAATAACCTGTCTTGACATTACCAAGTGCAGATCCAATTTCTTCTTTAGTAGTTTCAAACTGTTCAAGACTAAGAGGGATCATTAAGGAGATACGTTGTAATTTTGAGTATTAAATATATTAATTGGTAATCCAGTTACAGGTTCAATCATATCTGTGCTTTTAATATTTTTATTTTTGTTAAGCACATCAGCAAATAAAAATTCTATTTTTTCTCCTTTTGCATTTACAATAGGAATTGTTCCATTTGCTAAATCTACATATAAAATAATACCAGTTGAATCACTATTTAATAACCATTTAGAATGTTTTTTCATAGAGTTAACCATTTTTTCTTTTACAAAAGAATCAAAAGTTTCCTTTGTTGATAGTTTAATATTTTCAGGAAGTGCTTTTTGAAATCCAACTAAAGTTCCATAATGACCAAATCCATCTTCGCCATGGAATCTTTCTAAATAGTCTGATTTTTCAACTGAAAATAAAAGTGCATCTGCTTTATCTTTAACTGCTGGTATATTAACAGGAATACCATTTACATCTTTAGGAATAAAGAAAGTTCTTGGTGATGTATCATAATCAGCTTTAAATTCTTTTGTAACACTTTCAACTGCTTGAGTTGGAGTAATCTTAAAATTACTATTAACAACTCTGTTTAGAGCAGCACTGTAAAGTGTTTTTTGTAATGAAAGTAAATATTCTGTTTTTCCTTGACCACCACTTTTTTGATTTAAAATAACTTCTTGATATTCTTTTGTTTTATTAAAAATTTCTTTTTCCATTAATTTAAGCTGACTACCACTTAATTTATTTTTAGCCTGTTCTTCCAAATCTTTATTTGAGGCTGCTGATAAAATATCTTTTTGTAAAGGAACACTGTTTGTACTCATAACAACTTGTAAGTCATTATCTAAACCAGCTTTATTTAGTTGCTTAAATAAGCTAGGCATTATTTCTGGTCCATAAGTTGCTTTTAATTTATTAATTGTTCTAATATTTTCATCTGCATTTTTAGTTCCTTTTAAATTATCAACAATCTCAACTACTTTATCATTTGGAACGTAAGTTCTATATTGTTCTGGTACTTGTTTTTCTAAATATATTTTATCCATAGATTGTTTATATATAATAAATTTATTAGGGTCTTGTATTGCCGATGCATATTCTTGTTTAAGTGCTGGAAATGAATTTAAATAATATTCAGCAGCACCTTTTTCTTTAAAAGTTTTTGATCTGTATATCAATTCTTTGTTTACAGCATCTGTAACTTTTTCTCTTACTTGAGGATTGGTAAATCTTGAATTAATAATTGGTATTAATATAGCAGATGTATCTGCTCCTGCATCAAATTTTGAATCAGCTACTACTGATCTTCCACTTGCCTCTGCCATTTCTCCTTCAGCTTTTTGTTGTCTTGCTTGAGCATAAGAAATAAATTTTACTCTGTCATCTAAATCAACTCTTGAATATAAATTGGGATCTTTTTTTAATCTATCTAAAAAAGTAATATCATTATGTGAATCTTTTTGCATAGATAGTGTATCTATAGCTTTATACATTGAATCTAATTCAAATTTCTTTTTATTTACACTTACATTTGGATTTGGATCAGAAATATTATTATTAACATAGTCTGATGCTTTTTGTTGAGCAAATGGAATATCTATAGCACCTAAAGCAAGTTCTGTATAAAGACCAGATTTAAAATCATTTCCTACTTTTTTCTTTTCTTCTTCCATTAATAATCTTGATTTTTGTAATGTAGCTAAATTAATAGTTGAAAGAGAAGCATTACCTTTTTCTAAAAATCTTTTTTTAACAAAATTATTTTCTTCAGCTAATTCATTATCAACAATAGATTGAATTGTTTCTTTTCCTTCTTTTAAAAAAGAAGATGATGCTTCACTAGGAAATGGATTTTTAGAATGTTTATCAAAAGCATCATATAATTTTGGTAATAGTTTATTTTCATAATCTAATGATTTTATTTTTGCCTCTTCTTCTTTTTCTCTTACATAATAATCAGTTAAAACTGATTGAGCTTTAGTAAATAAATCATTACTTAATGGAACTTGAAAAGAAGTTTTAACGCTAGACACATCAGCAGTTGGTCTTGCTTGTGATTCAAATGTAGGAATTTTTGGCATTATGATGATCCGTCTGTTGCACTAACATTAGTTGATTTACCTGGTGAATATCCACCCATTCTAAGTAAACTTGTTCCTGTTTGCATTATAGTTCCTATTTGTGCAGTTCTAGCAGTTTGTCTAGCAACTTCTCCTTGTATTCTAAAAAAATTTGCTTCTTCAAACTTTCTTGCTTGTCCCATTTTACTATTATATCTAATAATATTCTCTTCTTTCTCAGCTTGTTCAGCATTAGCTCTAATAATTCTTAATCCTGTACCAGAATCTAAATCTGCACCTGACTTTGCAATTCTAGTTGTAGTTTGTCCCTGTAATTGATCAACTTTTTCATCAAATCTTGATATATCAAATTCTAATTGTTTTTCCATTTGAGCAGCTTCTTGCTCTGCAATTTGTGCATTACGATTTTGTACTGATTGATTATATTTTCCTGCAGCACCCTGCTGCTTGTACTGCATGTAACCTAGTGTTACTGTTGCTACTTGTGCTACCATTAGTAAATCCTTGCCATTCTATAATGATCAGTACCATCAAATCCGTAGCTTTTCATTAATCCTTCGTTAGTAAATCCTAACCACTTAGCAAATCTTATACCAATGCCAAAGTCAGTTCGTACTGCAGTTTGTAATCTTTTAATATTATTAGATGTTGCAAGATAATCTATATTTTGCTTTACAGCTTTTGCAATCGTTA